TAAGATCGCAGCAGCGACTCGTACGGTTTCAGGGACTGCTGCTCGCCGTATTGCTGATGGAGTTAAGGTAAGCAAAACTTCAAAAATCGGTGAGTTCAGTTACGGCTTTGCTCGCCAGAAGTTCAGCGGTGGCGGTTCAACTCTTGACCTACTTTACGGTATGGAGTTTGGATCTAATAGATTTAAGCAGTTCCCAAAGCGTACGCCTAACAAGGGCAGAGGTAACTCAGGTTACTTTATCTATCCGACCTTGCGTCAGATTCAGCCCCAGTTAGTACAAAAGTGGGAAGAAGCATTTAGTCAGATTTTGAAGGAGTGGGATTAATGGCAGGTAATAGAACCCTTAAACTCTCGATCCTTGCTGACGTCGATGATCTTAATAAGAAGTTAAAAGCAGCTAATGGCGATGTTGAAACATCTGCTGGCAAGTTAGAAAAGTTTGGCAAAGTAGCCGGGGCTGCATTTTTAGCGGCTGCTGCAGCTGCTGGAGCCTATGCAGTTAAGATCGGCGTTGATGGCGTTAAGGCTGCACTAGCCGATGAACAAAGCCAGGTTAAATTAGCCTCAGCATTAGAAAACGCAACTAATGCAACTAAGGCACAGATTGCAGCTACTGAGGACTCCATCGATAAGATGGCTCGCGCTACTGGTGTTGCAGATGATAATCTACGTCCAGCCCTTGCTCGCTTGGCTTTATCAACTGGCAATGTCTCAAAGGCTCAGGATTTACTATCTCTTGCTCTTGACATCTCTACACAGACAGGCAAGCCACTTGAGGCAGTTGCTAACAGTCTCGGTAAGGCTTACGATGGAAACAGCGCAGCGCTTGGGCGTTTAGGTATCGGATTAACTGCTGCTGAATTAAAGGCAATGTCCTTTACTCAGGTTCAAACAAAACTAACTGATCTCTTTGGTGGCGCAGCTGCTAAGAACGCTGAAACCTTCCAGGGTCGCATGGATCGTTTGAAGGTAGCCTTTGATGAAGGCGTCGAGACAATCGGTTATAACCTCTTGCCTATTATTCAGAAACTAATTGACATCATCGTCAATAAAGTCGTACCAGGCTTTGAAAAGTTTGTAAACATCTTTGATCCACTTAAGCAAGCGATTGAACGAAACAAGGAGTCCTTTCAGGCACTTGGTTCATTTATCGTTGATTACATCGTCCCAGTATTTACGGTGGCTTTGGGTGGAGCGATTACATTCGTAGCAAAGATTGCTGCTGGTGTCGTGGACATCGTGGGCGGTGTCATTAACGTAATCCGTACTCTGGTCTCTGGCGCCATCGATGGCATCAATGCTCTTATCAAGGCTTATAACTCCATCCCAATTTTGCCTAACATCCCAACAATTTCTAAGCCCTCATTTACGACTCCAACAGTTTCAGCGCCAAAGGTAAGCACTCCAACCTACACAGCGCCGACCATTTCAGGCACCGGAGGCGGTGGCTCGACTGGTACAAGTGGAACAACATCTGGATCTAATTCAGTAGCCAAGGTTGCCTCTAGCGCTGCAACTGCATCAGTTGCTGTTGGCTCATTCGATGTTGGTCGATTCCGTATGGCTGAGAACGCATCAATGGCACCTGTTTATAACATCAACGTAACTGGAGCATTGGACAAAGAAGGTGTAGCCCGTCAGATTGTAGAGATTATTAACGAGTCCTCATACCGCGGTGGCGGTGGACCTGGATCGGCTCTAATCGCATGAGTCAATGGACTCCTGAATGGCAGGTCACGATTAACGGTGGAGGCGATTACACAAACCTCACTCTATCCAACCTTACGATTACTTCTGGTCGCCAGGACATTTACTCTCAGCCTTATGCAGGTTATTGCAATGTGGAGATTCTTAATCTGGATCTATCTCCTATTGAGATCGACGTTAATGACCAGATCAACATCAAAGTCAAGGACTCATCTGGTACTTTTGTAAATCTTTTTGGTGGTTATGTAACAGACATCGACGTAGAGGTCACTCAAGCCTCATCTACGGCTATTTCAGAGCGAATCAAGGTAGTTGCCTTGGGTGCTTTGTCTAAACTGCCTAAAACCCTCACAGAGGGTGTTTTAAGCAAAGACTTTGACGGTGACCAGATCTACACAATTTTGAGTCAAGCCCTATTCGATACTTGGAATGAAGTACCAGCTGCTGAAACTTGGGCTGGATACGATCCGACAACGACTTGGGCTAATGCTGAGAACTCAGGGCTTGGTGAGATCGATCGACCAGGCGACTATGAATTAACTGCTCGATCATCAAGCACAACAGACATTTACAGCCTTGTATCTGACTTGGCTACTTCTGGACTTGGTTATCTTTTTGAAGATTCACAGGGCAGAATTGGTTATGCCGATAGCACTCACAGAAGCCAATACCTTGCTACTAACGGTTACGTAGATTTAACTGGCTCTCATGCTTTGGCTCGCGGTATCAGAACCTCAAAGCGCTCAGGCGATGTCCGCAATAACGTGACTATTACTTACAAGGCTAACGCTCAGGAATCTGCCTTAGATGCAGCTTCAATCGCCGTTTATGGACAACAATCTTACGAGATCACGACTTCACTAGAGAACGGTTCAGACGCTCTGGATCAGGCAGAGTTTTATCTAGCCTTGCGCGCTTTCCCAGAGGCTCAGTTCAAGTCAATCACCTTTCCACTTGCAAGCCCAGAGATCGACGATAGCGATCGAGATGCTTTGCTAGAGGTATTTATGGGCTTACCTGTAAACATTATTGATTTACCTTCAAACATCACTAATGGACAATTCCAAGGGTTTGTCGAAGGCTGGACTTTCAGCGCTGGATACAACTCGCTTTACTTAACTTTGACCGTTTCACCAACTGCCTACAGCCTCCAGTCCACACGTTGGAACGGAGTCTCAGCAGCCGAGACATGGAACACATTAAGCCCAACGCTGGAATGGATTGACGCTACAATAGTAGCCTGATAAAGGAGAAACATGGCAACAACAACTAACTACTCCTGGGAAACCCCAGACGATACCGACCTCGTTAAGGACGGCGCAGCTGCTATCCGCACGCTTGGCTCCTCTATCGATACAACTACCAAAGCACTTAATCCATCGACGACTCTTGGTGACATTGAATACCGATCATCGACTGCAAACACCAACACTCGTTTAGGTATTGGTACATCTGGTCAGGTTTTATCCGTTAGCGGTGGAGTCCCAGCATGGACAACACCTGCTGGTGCTTCCGGCTTAACGCTAATTGCTCGAACAGAGTTTTCAAGCGTTGCATCTCAAGCATTTGATAACGTATTTACGAGCACATACCGCAGTTACGTAGTTGTTGTTGAAAAATTGTTTTCAGCCACGGCAACAGATGATGCTTTAATTCAAATGCGTTATGCAGGACCAACGACTGAAACATCTGCTTATTACCAAAAGGCAGCAAAGTGGAACGGATCTTGGGCAGGTTTATCTTCGGGTGCGGGTGCAAGTTTTAGCATAAGTGACGCTTGTGGCACAAATGCAGATTACCTCAGCGCACAAGTTTATTTTAACGGGGTCGGCACAACTTCCGAACAAGCGAATATGAATTTTACTGCTATCGATTCTTATAGCGGACAGAATCCTGTAATTGGTGCTGGAGTATTGGCGACAAATAGAGTATGGACAGGTTTCTTGATCAAATCATCATCCACAAATATTACAGGACGAGTTGCAATTTACGGATTGGCGGATTAATTATGACAAATCAAATTGGTATCTATGACCACGCAACAGGTGAAACAATCGTGCGTGACATGACCGAAGATGAGCAAGAAGCACACGATGCTGAAATTGCACTTTCTATTGCTAAAAAAGCAGCAGAAGCGCAAGCAGTATCAGATGCAGTAGCAGCTAAAGAAGCTGCATTGTCAAAACTTGCTGCATTAGGTTTAGACCTTGATGATTTAAAGGCTCTTGGCTTTTAATGAAACCACGTTTATCAAAGTCGGTTGTTCAATTAAGAGAACAGGCAGACGATGCTTATCCTGACCGAAAGCGTCACTCTGACGGCACAATCGGAGACGCAAAGCACTCGACCCGAAAGAGCGATCATAACCCTGACCCTGATTCAGGGTACGTCCGCGCTATCGATCTCGATGCTGATTTCAATGAACAAGCCTCTACAGCTGCTTACATTGCCGACCAGATACGAATTGCAGCCCGAACAGATAAACGCATTAGTTATGTCATCTTTAATCACAAGATTGCAAGCGCTCGAAGCCTCTGGCGTTGGCGCAAATACACGGGAGTCAATCCACACACAAAGCACATCCACGTCAGTTTTACAAAGGCTGGCGACACGGATTCGAAGTTTTTTAACATCCCGTTACTAGGAGGAACAGATGACACAAGACCTGAAAAAGATGCTAGCAAGTTGGGGCAGAGCCTTTCTAACGGCTGCTCTTGCACTCATAGCTGCGGGCGAAACTGACCCAAAGAACATTGCTTACGCTGGTGCGTTGGCGACGATTCCACCAGTATTGCGTTGGTTAAATCCTAAGGATGAAGGCTATGGGCTACGGTGACGGCAAATGATTGGGCGGGACTCGTTCTCGCCATTGCATCGACGCTTACTATTGTTGTTGGCGGTTTGCGTTATTTGGTTCGCGGTTGGTTGTGGACTCTTACGCCGAATGGTGGATCATCTCTCGCAGACCGATTGGCAAGAATAGAGACACGCCAAGAACAGATGATGGAACTTCTAAAGAAGTAAGGGACACTTATCCACATGGCAAGAAAACCAACTAAAGCGCTAGAAGATCAAGGCTACTCAAAACTCGAAGCGCATTGCATCGCTTTAAACGAGTATTACAAGGCTTTGCGCAAGGCTGGTTTTAACGAGGGTTTAGCGTTGTTTATGATTACTGACGTTCAATCGTATCCCGGATGGATTCTGCCAGACCCAATCGATCCCGAGAAGTTTGGGGATTACGAGGACGACGACGAGGACTAATGACAGTAAAACGAATTGCTTGGATCTCAGATATTCAGGCACCGTTCTTTCATGAAGCAGCAGTCAAGAACCTAGGCAAGTTTTTAAGGGCTTACAAGCCTCATCAAACCATCTGTATCGGTGACGAAATCGATCTCCCGCAGCTTGGAGGCTTTGCTCAACCTTGGCAAGAAGTCGAAGGCAACATCGATGAGGATCGCAGACTAACTTTAGAGATTCTCGAATATCTTGGCGTTACTGATGTAGTTGGCTCCAATCATGGAGCGCGTGTTTACAAGTCTTTATCTCGCAGACTGCCGGCATTTATGAATCTGCCAGAGCTGCGATATGACAAGTTTATGGGTTATGACAAGGCTGGCATTAAGTACCATCCAAACGGCTTTGATTTCGCTCCAGGTTGGCATACTTGCCACGGAGATGCTTTCCCATTATCTAACAAGCCTGGACAAACAGCACTCAATGGCGCTGTACGCATGGGCAAATCAGTCGTATCTGGACACACTCATAGACTTGGATTATCAGCACACTCAGAAGCCTCTGGAGGCAAGTACGGGCGAATTGTGTGGGGTGTTGAGGTTGGTAATCTAGTAGACCTTTCAAGCCCTGGTATGGGTTACACAAAGGGTTATGCAAATTGGCAGATGGGCTTTGTTGTTGGCACTTTACATGGTAAGCGCTTTACGCCTGAACTTATTCCAATCGATCCTAAAGATGGATCATTCATTTATCAAGGCAAACGCTGGGGCTAAAGCGTTATCAAACCGTTATCTAAATAATCGCGTTTTGGGTTGATTTAGTCTGACCCGCATGAGACCGTAATCCTGTAGCCAACAACGGTTACAAGAACGGGAGCAAAAAATGGCAACAATCGCAAAGATCCACTCACACTCATGGCGTGTAGTTCGAGGACTTAACAAAGACGGTCAAGTGCAATGGGAATGTACTAATTGCAAGGAGCGTGCATAATGTCATTCGAGATGCCAATTATTATCTTGTTATTAGCAGCTAATGTTTTATGGTTTATTGTTGGCTGGGGCAAAGGCTTCACAGAGGGCAAACGTGAAGGTTTGGCGATTGGCAAGAACAGTCAGCGCGTGAGTGTTAATGCGCGCTAATGACATCCTTGACGAAGCAAAAGACCTCATCGCAGACCGCGGTAAAGATTACGGCTTGGCAGCTCTCAATCACCTTCGAATTGCCAAACTCTGGTCAGCCTACCTTGAACGTAACATCGAGCCTCACGAAGTCGCAATCTGCATGGCACTTGTCAAAATCTCACGCTTACAAGAAACAAGCCTCCACGCAGACAGTTACAAGGACGGCGCAGCATACATTGCGCTCGCTGGACAAATTGCATCAACTGATTGGAGTGACCTTGACAGTTATTAAGGCTGCTCCTGGTGTCTGGTGCGACTACTGCAAAGTCAGATACGGCACTAACTCACCACTAGGGCAAAAGGGTGCCAGTTACACAGTTATCAGCAATCATCCACGAAGCCAAGGCACACGCCGTCACTATTGCAACAGCTGCGCCATCGAGGTTCAGACATGGGCAGACGGTACTGTTTGGTCATTACCGGAACAGACCGAGTATCTAATGAAACAAGAGGAGTTACCAAGTGTTTAATTTGGCAGATTACGAGACAGTTGAATCGCGTTTAGAGAAGTTCATCAAGGACTTCCCCGATTTCAGAATAAGCACAGAATTGGAGAGTTTTCAGAATGATCGATTCATTGTTAAAGCGTACCTTTATAGGACTTTCGCTGATAGCGTGGCGTTTTCGACAGGATACGCTGAGGAGAAGGTTACTGATCGGGGTGTTAATTCGACTTCAGCTCTTGAGAACTGTGAGACTTCAGCGATCGGTAGAGCGCTTGCAAACGGCGGTTACGCAGCTAAAGGAAAGAGACCAAGCCGAGAGGAAATGAGCAAGGTCGAACGCCTAAGCGCGAAGGACATTGCAAAGTCTAAAGAAGTACCAAGTTTCAAAACCAAAGAGGAGGCATTAGCTGCTGATCCTTGGAGCAATGAGCCAATCTACGGTGATTCAAAACAACCAGAAGCGATTAGCGCAGCAGAGGCTATTGCGAACGTCGAGAACATTCTGGGAGTTCAAAACCATGAGGAGTGCGAGCATGGTGATATGAAATGGAAAGAAGGCGAAAAGAATGGACGCGCTTGGGGCGGATTCTTTTGTCCTGGTGGGAACGTAGCACCGGCACAGAATTGCCCTACACGTTGGTATAACCTGGAGTCAAATGGCAAATGGGGCAAGCAGAAGGCGAGAGCGTGATGGGATTTGTTGAAGTAAACATAAATGGTCAATGGATGAATCTTATGCACTTGACCCTGCGTTGCCAGTTGTGCAATGAGGAGATCATCCTGGCTCACGTTGCCAAGGTTGAAAATGCAGATGCACCAGTTAATGCGACTTGGACTTGCAAGAGATGCCATTCAGTCAATGGCTAATCATCGAAAACACCGAGGCTATAGAACTCAAAAGGTTATAGCCGATTACCTCAAACAATGGTGGGAATATGCCGATACCGCTGGCGCTGGTCGTCAGGGTGAGGACATCCTCAACATCCCAAGTATCTCAATCGAGGTTAAGGCAAGAACAGACTTTCAACCGTTAGCCTGGATCAAACAAGCTGCATCAAATGCCAATGGCAAACTCCCAATAGTCATTATGCGTTGCAATGGTCAAGGCGAGGACGCAGGCGAATACCTGATGTTTGGCAAAGTCAAGGACATAATGCCAATAATTGCCAGTAAAGCACCAAGCCATGAGATTGTCAGATGCGACCAAGATGGAACATACTTATTCAAAGGAATGGAGTGTCCAACGTGCCGATCTATGAGTACAAATGCGTCAAATGCCAAATAAGCATGGAATTAGAGAAATCAATCCATGAGGAGGCAGATCCAATCTGTTGCAATGAGTCAATGCGCCGAGTTTATGGCACCTTTGGCATATCGTTTAAGGGAACAGGTTGGGGACATCAATGAAACTAGTTTTAGACCCAGCTTCAAGCATGAGATCGTTCTACTTTGATAAAACTGATAATCGAGTGCTGTTTGGTGATATCCGCGAGGATGAGACTCACCTATTAACCAATGGTCAGACAATCCATATTAAACCAGATCAGGTTATGGACTTTAGAGCCATACCATATCCAGATGGCACATTCCAGGCAGTTATCTTTGATCCACCGCATTTACTTAATCTGAGCGAGAAGTCTTGGATGCGAAAAAAATACGGCGTATTAGATAAAGAGACTTGGCGTGATGATTTAACTAAAGGCTTTGCCGAGTGTTTTAGAGTATTAAAGCCAAATGGGACTTTGATATTCAAATGGAATGAAACATCAATCATGCTAAAAGACATCCTTGCATTAACTGATGAAAAGCCTCTGATTGGGCATCCATCAGGTAAGCGCATGGGAACTCATTGGGTATTGTTTATTAAAAATAGTCAAGACACTCCCGAGATTAAGCGAGGTATTTGACATGGCTGGTACGCTAACGGCGCAGAGCCCATCAAGGGCTCACCGCGACCCGCTGAGGCGGGTAGGTCGCGGGGTGCTAGTTGCTATTGGGATATCTCTGTTTTCACCGGCTTACGCTGATGCACCTGATGAGGCAAAACAATATGTTTCAGCAAAAGAATATGCAGCTTATAGATTAGATAACACCCAGCAATATAAATGCTTAGCAATCCTTTATGGAAAAGAATCAGCATGGGATGAGACTGCTCAGAACGGTAGTCATTACGGTATACCTCAAGGACGATCTGAGTATCTAAAGACTGCCAACAAGTACGAGCAAGTAGACTGGGGATTGGCTTACATCGAGCATCGCTATGGAACACCATGCGCAGCTCTTAGATTCTTTAAAGAAAACAACTACCATTAAGAAGTCAGCATTAAGAGATGATGGTTCAACTGCGCTATGGCGTAGGATAAGAACCAGAGTTCTAACGAGAGATCAACATACTTGTCAGAGATGCGGATTAGAGGCTACTCATGTAGACCACATCATTCCAAGACGCTTAGGAGGCGACGACTCAATGGATAACCTCCAAGCGCTCTGCAAGCAATGCAATTTGAGTAAGGGGGGCGGTTTTTTTGAGAGCGATAGGACAC